AGTTGGTGGTAAACCTAATTCAAGCCATTTAAGAGGGCTTGCAGTAGATATTAGTGTTACAGATAGTAGAACTCGTTTTATTGTCTTAGAAGCCTTAATTAAGGTTGGTTTCAATAGAATAGGTATCGCTAAGACATTTATCCATGTGGATTTATCGGAAGATAAAGCACAAAAGGTGATTTGGACTTATTAGTTTTTTACGTATCTTTGTTGATAATGTAAAAAAAACTAACTAAATGAAAGTAAGGCAAAAAAATCACGGGGATTGTGGAACAAAGTTGTATAACTCTTGGAGAGGCATGAAACAAAGGTGTTATGATTCTTCACAAAAGTCATACCACGCTACTTATAAATCTATAGAAGTGTGTGGAGACTGGTTAAGGTACGCTCCTTTTAAAGAGTGGGCAATAAGCAATGGTTATAAAGAAGGGTTGACTATTGAAAGGATAAACCCCAAGGGTGATTACGAACCTAGTAACTGCGAATGGATAACTAAGGGTGAAAATTCAAGGAGGAGAAATCTCCAGTATGATTACTCTAAAAGAAAGGTAGTAGGTAGGGTTATTGTTTTAAATAATGGTGGTTTTGTAACAGTTAAGGAGTATTGTAAATTAAAGGGTTTAGTTTATAACTCTTTTAGGTCAAGGTTAAATAATATGGAGTTAGTAGTAAAAGAAAAAGATATAAGGTAGTATGGGTATATTAGGATTAATAGGTAACTTACTGGGTATTGGTAAATCTGCCTTAGAGAATAGGGCAAAGATGAAGCAGTTAAAGGCTGAGCAGGAGTTCTCTATAATAGAGGCTCAGACTAAAGCACAGGTGGATAGGATTATGTCTAATACTGATAGTGATAATCAGATTGACTTGATTACTGCACAGAACAAGAAGTACACTTCTAAGGATGAAGTTGTAACTTATTTATTTTTAGTACCTGTTGTAGTTGCTACATTAGTACCTTTTTTATCTGCTTACGAAAGTGGTAATTGGAATGAATTAAATAGTCTTGTAAAGGATAGTTATTTAGCGTTAGACCAGTTACCAAATTGGTATAAATATGTTCTTGGTGCAGTTGTTATAGATGTACTTGGATTTAGAAGTTTTGCAAGAAAGATTGTAGATAAATATATACACAAGAAGTCTACATAAATAACCTTAAAACGCCCTAGCCCTTATTTTTAGTACTTTTGTGTAAATAAATAAAATACAATATATTATGAATGGACATATCAGAAAGATATCGGTAGGTAAGGATTACCCAGACGGGGTCTTACATTTTCAAGTGGGTAAAAATATTAGGTTAGTAGGGGTTCCTTACATGATAACTGATATATTACTAGACCAAGACATGCTAAGCCTTGGTAGGAGTGTGTACAACATTTACATAAGCAACGAGGATGGTAAGGTCTTGTGGAAGACTATAGATGGGTTACCAGTTGTTATAGAGAATAACATAGACTTTAGTTAAGATGATTACAGTTAATTACGTGATAGTTGAAGTAGACGAGGTTTACAACAACACTAAGGATGGCTTAATAGTAAGTGACTCTATAGAGAACGTGTCTAGTATTAACAGAGTGGCTACAGTTATAAGTGCCCCTGATTTTACGCCCTTAAAGGAGGGCGACAAGGTGGTAGCTCACCACAACATATTTAGGGAGAAGTACACACCACAGTCTCAGAAGATAAAGGGTGACTTCTGGCTTGAGGGAAACAAGTACTTTGTACCTCTAACAGAGGTTTTTATGTATAAGAGAGGTGAGTCTTGGAAGGCTTTATCCCCTTTCTGTTTTGTGGAGCCAATAAAGCAGGAGCAGGACTTCTTAAGCTTTGATATAACAGACGACCACAAGGGGTACAAAAAGAACATTGGTAACTTGGTTTATAGTAACCCAGAGTTAGAGGCTAAAGGTATACGCTCAGGAGCTCTTGTAACCTTCTCTAAGGACAGTGAATTTGAATTTAATATAGAGGGGTCACTTTTATATAAAATGAGTTCTAAGGACATATTAGCAGTATTAGTATGAGGGGATTATACACTGAAATAGAATCCTCTATAAAAATCTTAATCGAAGGTCTAAGGTACAACTTTATTCAGGATTCAGATTTAGATACTATAGACCCTGAGAAGATGAAGTCGTTAGCTAAGTCTAAGATAGAGGCTTTATCGGGTGCTAAGAGGATTATAGATAAGTGGTTAGACTCACCAAACAAACCCTCCGATAGAAAGATTAGGGGTTACATATCAGACATAATAAGTGCAGGTGAGGGTTCCATAAGATTATTACGTAAGGCTTTAAAGAAGGACATAGACTTTAGTCAGATAGAGGCACACAAGCACGCAGCTGCCCTATCCTCAAAACCAATTATATTAGAGTCTATATTTGATATAGATAACAACCTAACTGAGTTAAGGGATAAGCTACAGACAGGGGACTTGACATTCAAGGAGAGGGAGTTCACCTTAGGTTACCCAGAGTTATACGCTAAGGGAGCCTTGATAAAGAAGGAGTACTACAAGAAGAAATTAAACGAGGATGGTGACGTAATACTAGATGCCAACTCTACTGAGGGTCAGAGGATTGAGATTGATGGCTTGGGTATAATACTACCAAAGAAACCTAGGAAGAATAAGATGCTTTACCACGACCTACCTAAGTCGGAGCAGTGCTGGAGGAGGGTAGAGGTACCAAATATTTCCACCTCAAATGTGGAGGAGTATAAGGACTTTATAGTTGAAGAGTTTAAGCGTAGGGTAGAGGGGGTTTGGTTCCTAAATAACGGAGAGCCTACCTACCTAACAGGCAACCATTACTTCGCCTTGCAGTACTGTAAGATGTTGGATGATGGTGGGTTTATGAATTACAGGGAAGCCCAGAGGGATTTATTTTACTTCGCAGAGGCTTGCTTGGTAGACCCTAGGTCTTTAGGTATGCTATTTGGTAAGAGTAGGCGTACAGGGTTCACGTACTCTGTTGTTGCTATAACAGTTAACAGAGCTACACTAAAGAAGAACGGTAAGCACGGGTTGATGAGTAAGAGTGGTACGGATGGTAGTGAGGCTTTTGCAAAGATATCTTATATGTTCTTGAACCTACCCTTCTGGTTAAGACCTATCGTTAGGGGTAAGTTAGACTCCCCACACGAGTTATACTTCGGTCAACCTTTTGATAACAGTAAGGAGAGGAAGAAGACTAAGCAGATTGATATATCAGATTACTTGAACACTAGTATGGACTGGAGGAATACCAAGAATGGTTCCTATGACTCCATTAAACTAGACACATATATACTGGATGAGATATTTAAGATAGAGAGTCCTAACGATGTAATTGTACACCTGTCAATGGTATCCCCTACAATGATGCCTAACGGTAGGGTAGTGGGTAAGATGTTAGCTGGTTCTACTATGGGTGTTCATTCCAAGGGTGGGGCTCAGGGTGTAGAACTGATAAAGGGTTCTAACGTAAAGGATAGAGACCTTGCTACAAACAAGACAGCCACTGGCTTATACTTTCACTTCCTACCAGCTCATAAGAACATGGAGGAGTTCACGGATAAGTACGGTAGGTGTCATGTTACTAAACCAAAGAGGAAGACCTACAATGTATTTGGTGACCTAATAGAGAAGGGCTCACAGGAGTACCTTATTGCTATTGAAGAACAAAAAAAGAAACAAAGTGACACTGCATACAACGAGCAGATTAGGACATACCCTAGGTCACTAGAGCACATGATGAGAGATGACTCTAAGGAGTGTGTCTTCAATATGGAAAAGATTTATGAGCAGATGGAGTTTAATGACTCTATACCTCAGGAGAATAAGTATGTTGTTGGTAACTTCGAATGGAAGAATGGGGTGAAAGATGAGGACGTTGTATTCTACCCTAACAGTCAGGGTAGGTTCAAGGTATCTTGGTTACCCTCACCTGTTGATGATACAGAGGCTTTAGCCAACAGGGTTAAGGAGGTTAATGGTAAGTTCTTCCCCCTAAACAACCAGTGTGTAAGGATTGGTATCGACCCGTTCTCACTGAAGAGTACTCATGGTAAGGGTTCTAAGGGTGGAGCACACGGACTTACAGTTAGGTTCACAGAGGGTGGAGCCCCTGCTAACAAGTTTGTTTTTGAGTACCTATCGAGACCTGCTGACGAGACTATATTCTTTGAGGACATGATAAAGGCTATGAGATACTATGGCTCACCAGTGTTGGTTGAGAGTAATAGGGTAGACCTCTTGAGACATATGAGAAACAGGGGTTACAGAGGTTTTTCATTGAATAGGCTTGACAGACCTACTCATAAACTTAATGAACATGAGAAGGAGTATGGGGGTCAGATGATGGCTGGTAAGGATATGTTAGACTCTCACATGAACAGTATAGGTGCTTGGATAGAGAAGTACGTAGGTGTTTACAGTAACGAACTTGAGAAGCTCAGGGAGGTAGGTGAGATGGGTGACATGCCCTTTGGGGAGACCCTGAGAGATTGGTTAGGTTTTAACCCTGATAAGAGGACAGAGTTTGATGCAACAATATCAAGTGGTTTAGCTATTATGGCTTGCCAAGCTGAGAAGTATAAGAAGGTAGTTAAGAAAACCGATAAAAGTAAATATGTAGTACCTTTGCTGAGAAAATTCGATAACAGAGGTTCGCTTAGTAAGGCATTAATTTAAGGAATAAAAGAGAGAATATGTTTAATAATAAGAATAAAAAACTAGTTACCCCTAAGGCTTTCCCAGACCACTTAGCCCCTGACGAGGTTAAGAATAGTGAGGAGTTTGGTTTAGGTATGGCTAAGGCTATAGAGTCTGAATGGTTCCTAAGAGCAAATGGCAATGAGTCCTCCTTCTACAGTAAGAGAGACCAGTACCACAAACTAAGGTTATACGCTAGGGGTGAGCAGGATACAAAGCTATATAAGGACTTACTTAATGGGGGTGATAACTCTTCATACACTAATTACGACTGGAGACCTTTGCAGATTGTACCTAAGTTTCTTAAGCTTATAGTTAACCAGATGACAGAGAGGTTGTTTGATATTAAGGCAGAGGCTATTGATAAGTACTCCACAGATTTAAAGGAGAGTTATAAGAGCTCCCTAGAGGACTTCGTTAAGGCTAAGCCTATAATGCAGGAGGCTAAGAAGGAGTTAGGGGTTGATATCTTTCCACCAGATGCAGATGCCTTACCTCAGACTCAGGAGGAGGTAGACTTACACATGTCGTTAAAGTACAAGCCAGCTATTGAGATTGCTACGGAGGAGGCTATAAAGTACACCCTAGACTTAAACAACTATGACGAGACTCAGAGCAGGGTTGTAGAGGATGTAGTATCTATAGGTTTAGGTGCTATAAAGCACACCACAGACCCTACAAAGGGTATAGAGGTTGATTACGTAGACCCAGCTGATTTAGTTTACGCATACCCTAGCCACAGGAACTTTAAGGACGTCCACTATTATGGTGAGGTCAAGAGGGTTACTATGAATGAGTTAAAGAGGTTATCTAATGGTAAGTTCACAGAAGAGGAGTTGAAGGATATATCTAACAGCTCTGCAAGTTGGTCTAGGTATCACAATAACTCTAACCTACAGAATGATTCTGACAGTGGTGATGGTATCGGTGGTACAATGGTAAACCTGTTAGAGTTCACATTCAAGTCAACAAACACACCTACATATAAGAAGAAGTATATGAAGAACGGTGGGTTCAGAATGTCTAAGAAGGACAGCACATACAAGAAGAAGAACAAAGATTACAAGGGGTACGATGTGTCTCAGAAGTCTATAGATGTTTGGTATAAGGGTACTTTAATCTTAGGGACAGAGTTAATATTTGACTATGGTCTAGCTGAGAATATGATTAGACCTAAGGGATTCCTACACAGGACTGTACCAAACTACATTGTTTACGCACCAGAGTTGTATCAGAACAGGGCTAAGAGTTTGGTATCTAGGATAGTACCTTACGTTGACCAGATGCAACAGATTCATATTAAGTTACAGCAACTCATTGCTAAATCAAGACCTAATGGTATCTATATAGATGTTGATGGTTTAGAGGAGGTATCTATGGGTGATGGTAGTTTCTTAACTCCACTAGAGGTTATTAAGATATATAACGAAACGGGTAACGTGATTGGTACATCGACAACAAATGAGGGTGACTATAACCACGGTAGAGAGCCTATAAGGGAGTTAAAGAATGGTGTAGTGGATGGTCTAGACAGGCTTATATCAACCTACAACCATTACCTAAACTTATTAAGGGATGCCATAGGTATACCACAAGGAGCTGATGCATCAATGCCTCACCCTGATACCTTGGTAGGTGTTCAGGAGCAGGTTGTGCTTAACTCTAACACAGCCACTAGGCACATACTTGATTCATCATTAAATATATCTGAGAGGTTAGGAACTGGTCTATCACTAAGGCTGAAGGACATCTTCAAGTACTCTGACCTTAAGAAGGTTTACATATCAGCTATTGGTAGGTTAAACGTAAACGTGTTGGAGTCTATAAAGAACTATCACCTACATGACCTAGGTATTAACATTCAATTAAAACCTGATGGTAGGGACAGGCAGATGCTAGAGGCAAACATTGCTCAAGCACTTCAACAACAACTGATAACACTTGATGATGCTATTGATATTAGGGAGATAAATAATATTAAGTTAGCTAACGAGTTAATAAAGGTTAGGAGAATAAAGAGGGAGAAGGAGAAGAAAGACTTCGAGGCTCAGATGGCACAGTCGCAAGCTCAGGCTCAGGCACAGGCAGCACAGTCAGTTGCTCAAGCTAAGCAGATGGAGATACAAGCTAAGGCTCAGTCGGAGATTATGCTCATAGATGCTAAGAGTAAGGCAAAGCAGATGGAGATTCAGGTAGAGAAGAACGCTAAGAAGGAGTTAATGGAGCAGGAGTTCAACTACAACATGACCTTAAAAGGAATAGACGTAGAGAAGGAGGCTCAGATGAACACCCAGAAGCAGAAGGACAAGGTAGCACTACAGGATAGGGGTAATTCTCAGGACTCTAAGAAGATAGAGCAGAGGAATTACAACCTACCTGCTATGAACTTTGAAAGCAGTGAAGATAACATAGGTGGAGGTATAGACATGGGGGACATGGAGCCTAGTTAAAAAGGGCTATACGAAAAATTTGTTATATTTGCAACAATAAAATCACTAAATTTAATATAATATGAATACATTAAAAGTAGGTAATTTCGGAGGCTCTTCAGAGTTAGGAGATATAGAGATGCCTGCAACTACAGAAGGGGCTCCTACACAGGAAGTGCAGGATATAGAGTTACCACAGGAACCTACACAAGAGGTAGAGACTGTTCAGGATATTCAACAACCTTCTATTGAAAGTGAACCAAGTTCTTTGAAAGAAGATAAACAACCAGAACCTGAGAAGGCTCAACCTGAGTTTAACGAGGAGTTAACTTTTAAATACTTAAGCGAGAAGCTAGGTAAAGATGTTAAAAGTATTGATGACTTAAAACAAACACAGGGAGAGAACCCATTGGACAAAGACCCTTACTTAAAAGGTCTTGCTGAATGGAGAGAAAAGACGGGTCGTGGCATCGAGGATTATTTGAAGTATCAGAAAGATTATTCTAAGTTAGATGATTTACAGGTTGCAAGAGAGTTTCTGCAACACGAGTATCCAACATTTACAAAGGAAGAGATTGAAGCTGAGCTAAAGAGTTATTCACCTGATGACATGGATTTAGATGACGAGGCAGCTACAAAGGCTAGGAAACTAAAGAAGTACGCCATAGAAGGCAGAAAAGCTTTAGATGGTCTTAGAGCTGAATTAGAGTCTACACCAAAGTTCTCAACAGACGTACAGCAGGATTTAGATTTAGCTAAGAAGGTGAAGCAGGATTACGAATTAAATGTTAAGGCATCTAAGGAGTACACCGAGCAGATAACTTCTGTGTCTAGTTCTATTGACACATTAAAATTGCAGTTAAGTGACGACGTAGCGATTGATTTTAAGGTGCCTGAAGATAGTAAGAAGGGTTTACCACAGATGATAAGTACTATGCCTCATTGGAAACAGGAGGATGGTTCTTGGAATCACGAGGCTATTGTTAAAGACGCTGTTATAATTAATCATTATAAGGAGATGTTAACACTAGCTTTTGAGCAGGGATTAAACTCAGGGAAGGATGATGTTATCAAACAAGCAAACAATATAAACCTATCTCAACCATCTCCAATGAAGGGGAGCGTTGATACTAAGGGTATAGAGATTGAGGGTTATGATAAGTTTATTGGTAATTCGGGGATGAAGTTAAGATTCGGAAGAAAAAAATAAAAAAAGATAATATTTAAAAATATTTTATTATGGCATTACAAGGTGCAGCAGCAAATTTAACACCTACTTCAAGTAAGGTGACATTACAGAGTAACTATATCTCATTGTTTGATTTCTCAGACCAAAATCTACCAGACACACACGATGAGTTAGCACAGATATATGGAAGTCAATCCGTTAGTGGAATGTTATATATGTTAGGTGCGGAGAGTTCAATGGCTTCAGACAAGTCAATATGGACAGAAGAGGGAAGATTACATACTGTTTACACAGACGTATCAAGGTCTGCAAGTGTGTTCACAAAGGTGGCTCACGTATTCAGAGTAAACGAGACAGTACACATCTCTGATGGGGGTAACACACGTAGAGGTATCATCACAGCAGCAGATGCAGATACTTTCACAGTAGCTCCTTATAAGAGTGCAGGATTCTCAGCGTTAGGGACAACTGATTTAACAGTATTTGTATATGGTTCTGAATTTAGAAAAGGAACTGAAGGTATGAAGGGTGCTTTAGATACAGACTTTACTGTATTAGAGAACAGTCCAATTATATTAAAGGATATGTACGAAGTATCTGGTTCTGAGGTAGCTAATATCGGTTGGGTTAAAGTACCAAGCGGAGGTTACTTATGGTACCTACAAGGTGAGAAAGATACCAGACGTAGATGGGAAGACAGAATGGAATTAGCAATGATTCTTGGTCAAAAAGCAGAGGCAGGTTCTGATGCAGATTCAGCTGGTTTCAAAGGTACCGAAGGTTTGTTTGACGCAGTTGGTGTGAGAGGAAATGTATTCCAAGGTATCCCAAGCTCAATAGCTGAGTATGATGCAGTGGTTAAGCGTTATGACGCTCAAGGTAAGATTACTGATAATATGTTATACGCCGACAGAGATTTATCTTTAGGTATTGATAATATGTTAGCAGGTATTAACGCTAACTTTAGTGGAGGTGTAAACTATGGTATGTTCAACAACAACGAGAACATGGCATTGAACTTAGGTTTCAAAGGTTTTACAAGAGGTACTTATAACTTCTTCAAGACTGACTGGAAATTGTTAAATGACCCAACTTTATTAGGTTCTGTAGAGGCAGCTGCTGGTAAGGTAAGAGGTATCTCAATACCAGTAGGTACAACTGAGGTGTACCAAGGAGCTTATAACGGAAATGGTTCAGGAGATAAGATTACTGTTCCTTTCTTACAATGTAAGTATCGTTCAGCAGGTGGTGAGGACAGAAAGTATAAGACTTGGGTTCTTGGTACCGTAGGAGGTGTTCATACAAACGATAATGATAAGATGGAAGTACACCACTTATCAGAACGTATGTTAAACGTAGTAGGAGCTAACAACTTCATGTTATTTGAAGGGGAGGCATAATCCTAAAACAATAGTACAGGGAGGGGTTAGTTCTCCTCCCTTTTTTTTAATTTAATTTTAATCTAAATATTATGGCTAGAGCAGCTAAAACAGTAAAGAAACCAGTCTACAATGAGAAATCATACAGGCTAACAGACTCACGTTCTTGTGAGGCATTCCTGCTACAGGTAGGTAGAAGTAAAAACTTATTATTCTTTGACGAGTCTAAGGGATACAACAGGGCTATTAGGCACTGTCCTAATGAGAAGTCCATATTCATGGATGAACAAAGTGAACACGCATTGGTAGAACCTATCATATTCTATAGAGGTATACTAGATGTAAAGAAAGAAGGTCAAACAACACAGAAATTTTTAGATGCTCACCCAGCTAATAAAGCTAACAATGGTAGATGGTTTGAGGAAATCAATGAAGAAATTGAGGCTACTGAGGACATCGAAATGGAGGAGTTGATTATTGACATTAAGCAAGCAATCAAGGAGAAAGCCCTTGAGAAGGATGGAGTATTTGCACTAGAGATGGTTGCATCTGTTCTTAAGAACTTCGCTATTGAGATTGGTAAGTACCAGACAAGTGAGCTTAAGAGGATGATTTATAACTATGTAGATATAGACCCGTTCCTATTCTTAAATGACGCAAACGCTGTCAACATATTTGATGACGAATACATACAGAGAAAGTACCTAGTACTTAGGTCTATTGCTGAAGGGGTGATTAAGAAGTCACCGAGCAGGAAGGCTATGCTATGGGCTAATGGTGGTAAGTTAATTGCTACAGCTCCACAAGGTATCGACTTAATAGAGTTCTTCACGGACTACTTAAGTTCTGATGAAGGTATCCTAGTTATAGAGGAGATAAAGAAAAGGTCTTAGAGATACTTATATTAAAATAATAACCGTATAGATAGTGTGTGTAGGGTTATTTTTTGGTTTTAAGACAAAGTATAATTTTAGTATATTTGTAGCTAAAATATAAATAAATGATAGATTTAGTTTATTCTACACTACTTACTATATTAAACAAGGAGAATAACGGATATGTAACTCCTGTAGAGTTTAATTTACTAGCTAACAACGTACAGTACGAGATATACAGGGATTACTTTGAGAATATAAATAAGGATACTGTTAAAGATAACAGGGGTTTCTCAAGCAATGGTTATGGCAACCTACCCTTCAAGGAGAGACAAAGGATTACAAAGTTCTCAGCTTACTCAAGTCTTAACAAGTCTAACGGGGTATTTGATTTACCAAGTAACCTATACTTCATAGAAGAGGGTGGTGTGACCACACAGTCTGATAAGGTTGTTGAGGAGATTGAAAGGGACAGGATATCTTACCTAAAGGGTTCTTCAGCTGCCCCTACAGCTACACACCCTGTGTACGAGTCTTTAGGGGACAGTATATCGGTACTACCTAGTACTATAGAAGCAGTTAATCTAAGGTATCTAAGGAAGCCATTAAAACCTAACTGGACTTATGTCTCTGTAGGTGGTGACCCTTTATTCAATATATCTGATAACTCCTACCAAGACTTTGAGCTACACGCCTCAGAGTTCTCTAATATAGTTGGTAGGTTGTTAGTATACTTTGGTATAACATTAAGGGAGGCTCAGATAGTACAGGTTGCTGAGGGGTTGAAGGATAAGCAGAACATAAAAGAAAATAACTAATGACTGATTTAGAATACTATGAGGACTCATCGAAGCATGGGGAATACCAGTACACCTTACTGAGTGACTTGATAACAGACTATATGATGTCTAGGGATTCGGATGATTACACATCTAACGTGCCTAGGTATAAGGTATTGTACCAAGCCAAGAGAGCCTTAAGGGAGTTATACTTTGATGTAGCTAGGGACATAAAGGCTATAGAGCTAGACCTTAGCCCTACGTTAAATGTTGTGTTACCTACTGACTTCATAAACTACGTTAGGATATCTTGGTTAGATTCTGATGGTAACCTACACCCGATGGCTATGGATGAATCAATATCTACAGCTACGGAGTACTTACAGGATAACGAGTATGAGCTATTATTTGATAAGGAAGGTTACGTACTAGAGGGTTCAAAGAGTAAGTCCCTCTCAGAGAATGATAGGTCGTTTATAGGGGAGTACAGGGTGTTGTATGATAACTATATGCCTAACAAGGACAACTCCAAGACCTTCCCTAATGGTAGGTTTAAGATAGATAGGTCTATAGGGGTTATACAGTTTAACTCTACAGCACAGTCTAAGACCATTGTTTTAGAGTATATATCGGATGGTTTATACGAGGGCAGTAATGTAGACGGAGATACCAGCTTAAAGATACACAAGTTTGCAGAGACAGCTGTACTAGACTACATATACTACAACCTAATCAAGAACAGGCGTAACACACCTGCTAACGAGAAGATGAGGGCGAGGAAGGAGTACTACAACAGTAAGAGGCAGGCTAAGAGGAGAATAACACCTCTGAACAAGGAAGACCTACTACAGGTTTTTAAGGGGGATAGTAAATTTATAAAATAGAATATAATGGAAATTAAAATGAAGAATGGTAACATCTTAGGGGTGTTACAAGACCAGACGAAGACAAGCCAAGGATTATATATGCCTGACAACAAGAGCTACAACAAGATAGAGGTTGTGAAGCCTGTTGATGGTATAAAGGAAGGGGCTGTACTTTATGTACCAAAGAGATGTGGTACTCAGGTTACAATAGAAGACAAGGATTACATAGTAGTAAACGAAAGAGAAATTATACTTATAGTATGAAATTAAAAAACACGTTTGTTCAGGGTAAGATGAATAAAGACCTTGACGAGAGGTTACTACCTAAGGGTCAGTACCCTCACGCTGAGAACATAAGATTATCTAACAGTGAAGCCTCTGACGTAGGGGCTATAGAGAATGTATTAGGTAACAAGTCTTTAACAACCTTAGGCTTGACAAACGCTGTTTGTATAGGTAGCTTCTCTGATGACTCAAACCAAAAGATATACTGGTTCATAACTGCTGACGAGAAGGATGTGGTTATGGAGTATGACTTCACACAGTCACCAGAGAATGAGTTAAGTACTGTGTTAGAGTCCCCTACTGTATTAAACTTTAGTACAGAGCACTTGATAACAGGTGTAGTTAAGGTTATAAACGGGGAGCAGGATAAGGACTTATTGGTATGGACGGATGACTTGAACCAACCAAGGTGTGTTAACATCAAGAGGTTTAAAGATAAGACCTCAGACTCTCTCTTCACACTAGAAGAAGAAGACATACTACTAATCAAGAAGCCACCAATGGCTGCACCTAACGTGTCCCTTACTACAGGGGTCTATGGTTTTGACGATGACCTTTTCGTGTCTATAGCTTATAGGTACGTATACGAGGACAGGGAGAGGAGTGCTTTATCTTCATTCTCAAACTATTCCTTCAGTCCTAAAGCTTTTGAGTTAGACTTCAAGAGCATGGATAACGCAGGTATGGTTAACGATTACAACAACCTATCCATAGAGCTTAATACGGGTTCTAAGAGGGTTGTAGAGATAGAGGTTGTCTCTAAAGAACCTAACTCTAACAGATTATTTATAATAGAGTCCTTTGATAAATCCTTACTAGGGTGGGGTGATGACGAGGCTAAGAGTTTTACATTTAATAACGACAGTGTATATGTAGCCCTACCTCAGGATGAGTTGTTCAGGGCTTATGATAATGTACCCTTGAAGGCTAAGGCTTTAGAATTAATAGGTACTAGGTTAGTATTTGGTAACTACGTTGAGGGTTATGATATGGTAGATTCCTCGGGGGATTCATTAGATTTAGAGGGTGTTAGTTTAAGTTTAACTAGCAGTCAACCTGATAAGGAGCAGTTGATGACAGGTATTAGTACGGTACTAAACTCAAATGATAGTATCACGCTAGATATTAAACAATCTGATTTAGATATAAGTAGGACTATAGAGTTTGATTTACAGTTCTTAGCCACTAAACCTAGTGGGGCTCTAACGAATACAAGAGTAACCAAGTCTTTTAATGTCCCTAACACCATACAACCAGACTCAGAGGGTGATGTAGATATTACTCAAGACCCTGAATTTTATGACGAATTTTTAGGTACTATGTCAAAAGAGGTGGAGGGGTTAGTTGTTACCTTAGACCCTTTTACAGTTATAACAAGTAATACACTATTCAGGGTAACGTCTGATAACATTATCACAGCACCTGTATTAGGATTTACTACCTACACGGATGAGAACCTAAACACAGTATCCTCTACAGGTAATTTAGTGTTGACTTACGACCCTAACTTCTCAAACGAGGTTTACATACAGGAGGTTAGTAAGGAGTCTTTAAAGACTAACAGGAACTACGAGTTAGGGTTTGTGTACTTGGATAAGTTTAACAGGGCTAGTACTGTACAGACTTGGTTAAACAATACTGTTAACAATCCTCAGGAGAACGCTGATAAATCAAACAGTATAAGGTTAGATATACCAAACACAACTAACGCACCATACTGGGCTGATAGGTTCAAGGTTGTTGTTAGACAGAATAGGGGAGACTACCACACAATATACTCTGCATTCTCCTTCACAGAAGAGGACGACATGTGGATACTACTAGAGGGTGATAATGTAAACAAGGTAAAGGAAGGTGATGAGCTTATACCAAAGTTAGTGAGTGGTGAGTTTGTAGAGGAGACTAGGAGAGTTAAGGTACTAGAGGTAGTCTACAAGGAGCGTAACTTCTTAGAGGGTAACGTGGTAGCTGGGGACACACCAACGGAGTTAAAGGAGAGGGCAGGTACATACCTTAGGATTAAGAAGAGCTCCTTACCAGAGGTTATAGATGACACAGAGGTGTACTTCAATGATAGCTCTAATTATACTGGTTTTAGTACCTTACCTAAGTGTTGGGTAGACTTACACTCTGAGGACGTAGATGGTACTGTAGAGGACTTGGCTATATCAGCTGGTTCTAGGATTACCATAGATTTAAACAGTAGGTTTAATTATGATGCAGGTTGGAGTGACCATATATTTAACAAGGAGTATATAGTAAATCAACCTTATAATACATTCGGAGATTGGCTCACTGATAACGTGGACTATATGTACACCACAGACACCAACGATGATACACTTAAGGACTACAGACCTAAGATATCTGTAAAGACGGGTTCAACTATAAGGGCTGAATGGTTTGCTATATATGGGACAGACTCTTCAACAGACTATCAAGGTAATAACATAAGCTCAAAATATTCACCAAAGGAAAGGGGTGTTGAGGATAACGATAAACTATACTTTGAGGTAGAGGGGTTTGAGAATGGTGGAAGTGGTGGAAGGAATGGTTACGTGAGTGCCTCCGTTAATATAATAAAGTCAGGTGGTAGCTTGGTATTAGAGACACTACCCGTAGAGGTTGACACAGAGATATTCTATGAGACAGAGGACACGTTTGATATAACAAATGGTTTACACCCAGAGGTGATTAACCTTAACTACCACAACTGCTACACCTTCTGGAATGGGGTGGAGAGTTACAGGTACAGGGATGGGTTTAACACAAAATCATTAAACATAGACTTAAGACCCACATCAACATCTATAGAGAACTACAAGGAGGTAAGGAGATTTGCTGACCTAACCTACAGTGAGCCATACAACGAGAACACCAACCTTAATGGTCTTAATGAGTTTAACCTATCAAAGGCTAACTACAAGGAGGATGTGGACAAGAAGTATGGGTACATACAGCACCTACACAGTAGGGACACAGACTTGATTGTATTCCAAGAGGATAAGGTATCAAAGGTACTATACGGTAAGAATCTGTTAACGGGGGCTGATGGTACGTCTAATGTATCAGCTATAGAAAGTGTACTTGGTCAACAGGTTACCTACATGGGTGAGTATGGTATAAGCAGGAACCCTGAGAGCTTTGCTTACAATGGTTACGCTATGTACTTCACTGACTCAAAGAGAGGAGCTGTGATGAGGCTAACAAACAATGGTCTAGAAGAGATATCAAGGAATGGTATGAGGGGTTACTTCAGGGATAGCTTTAAGGAGAACATTGATGGTGTAAAGCTAGGGGAGTTTGACCCTTACCAAGACCAGTATGTGTTACACGTTAAAGACCCTAAGGGTAATTACACCATAACCTATGACGAGAAGGTGAAGGGCTTTACATCCTTCCATAGCTTCGAGCCTCAGCACATGATTGGTATGAACAATAACTTCTTCACGTTCCACGAGGGTGACTTATATATACACCACTCTGAGGATGGTTACAGGAATTTATATTATAGTGAGGATGCTGTCAACGACACCTCGGAGTCTAAGATATCATTAATGGTTAACGAGAGTCCGTCTGATATAAAGTTATTAAAGGCTGTCAGTCTTGAGGGTAGTACCTCTTGGGATGTAGACCTTAGTGCATATGTGTCTAGTACCAGAGACCCTATACAGTCACAACTAAGTTCTAGTGACTTTAAGTTGAAGGAGGGTCTATGGTTTAGTTACGTAAGACGCTCTGAGAGGTCACTTCAGACAAACTCTAAGGCTTCATATGGTATTGGGGAGATAGTCGGTCTGACATCATCTAAGATAGTTATTAAGGGTGTAACAGACCAAGTATCTTATGGGGATACTGTGTTCAACACAAATGGTTCTACAGATATTGGTATCATACAGTCTATATATGTAGACGAGGTTAATAACCAGTTAGAACTTACCCTAGATTCTGTTGTAGGTGTAAACCTTGGTGACTTTGTTATAGGTAGGAGAGATTCTAGGATAGAGGGTGAGAACTTGAGGGGCTATGTTATGAGGTTAGATTTAGGGCTCAAGACCACTGATAGAGTAGAATTATTCGCTGTAAACACTGAGGTTATAAAAAGCTTCGCTTAAATTTAT